GGCTTCTTCCAGTTTCTTTAATAATGAATCACTTACCTTTCCTGCTTTGATTGCTTTCCGGAGTTGGAAGGCATCCTTGAGAATGGTTCGAGCATTGTCAATAAATCGGTTGAAGATCTCTGTAAGTTTTGCTCCGATCGATTGATGTACTTTGCCTTGGGTCGCAAACCGTATTGCCATCGTACTGAACCATTCTTTGTTAGATTCTCCTGTGTCTTGTTCTCCTGTTGCTTCATGGTATTTTCTCCTGTCTTCAGTTATCTCATTTTCCCAGGATTTGGATTCTTGGGTATCTTCATTAAAATCATCTCTGTTTTGAGATTCTGCATTGTAAGACACTTCAGCCATTTCTTCACTGACTGCTACAAATTCATCGGCTAATCGTGCTTCTGTGCCTGCTGTTGATAGTCGTACCACAAATCCTGATGTACGACCCGTGATCATTATTTTTTTTGGATCTGTATTCTCATCAATCCCATGTTCTCTTAATATTTCTTTTACACGGTCATCTGATAATCCTTCTTCTTCGATCTCATCTGCCAGTCTACGGTCCAGGTACTCCCTTTCTACTTCAACAGCACCACCAGTCATTTCATTAATTTTATTTATCAACGAACCAACAAAATCCTTACCTTCTTCTTTTTGTTGGGCAATATTCTTTTTCGAGAGCATTTCTCGGGCTTCACGCATGGTCTCTGGGACCTGATCTAATCCAAGGTCTCTCCGAGTTAATTCTTTACCCATCTCTGATTGGGCTTCAAATTGTCGTGTGTCTTTATTCAAACCCACTTCCATGGCTTCTTCTTCACTTAAAGAGCCAGCGAAGTAAGAGATTTCTTCATCGGTTAGTTGGCGAAGTTGTCCTGTTTCTAATGCTTTAAGTCCTTTTTGCTTTGCTGACTCCTTACGTTTCCGTGTTCTGGAGTCCGCTATCTTACCAATGCCCCGTGCCCCACCAGCAAAACCACCAATGGCTACGATTTCTGCCAACCATTCTTCAGGAGTGGGCCAATGGAACTCATGCCCTTCAATACCGGATTGCAAAAAGTCCGTGACTCGTTCTTCTAATATTTCAACAGGGACTGAATGGATCCCTGCCTGCCTGACCGACTGCATTACTTTACCTACTGGTACATTCGGATTCTTTCGTATAATTGATTTAATAAGCCCAGAAACTGCTGATTCCGGGTTGGTTTTCATGTAGGCTCTAAATTCTTTACCGCCAAAGGCAAACACTTCCCCAAACTCTTCACCTAAATTCTCTGTGAAGGTCAGCAGTGCCCCTTCTGTCAGGGCTGTGCCCCAATCTTTAAACTCATCGGCTATAACTTCAATTTTTCCATTTTGGGCCTGGTCCAGTTCATAGTCCGGTATCATTTGTTGGGTGGCGTTCCCCAGTGTCCGGTTCCAGGTCTTTGGATTAATGGTTCTTGCTACTGCACCAACGGTTGTGCCTAATACGCCCTGTGTGGCCCTTAAGGCAAAAGATTCAGATCCTTCCTTGATCAGTTTCTTGCCCTGCTTTGTCAGTGCCCAGTTTAATAATTTTCTGACCCCTTCTTTTGTAACCACTCTTGCACCAGTTGCCATAGACCCTGTGGATGCAAACTCAATAGCATATCCCGGCAGAGTTAAGAATATCTCTGTAGCCATATTGGTCCAGTCACTGTCCCGTTCCATTTCCATCTGTGTTTCAATCAGTACACGATAGTCATCTTCGTCTGCTGTGCCGGCTTTTACATCCCTTATGGCATTTATTATACCAAATGCTTCCAGTGCTTCAGCACCTCCACCGATCCAAGGTAGTTTCTTGCCGAACCTCTTCCAATCGGTGAATGTTTCTTTTAAGGCAGTTATCCCAGTGGCTTTTGGCTTAATTAATCCTTCTTCAGATAGTCTGGCTTTTGCTGAAGATAATGCTTCGTTTTTTATATCTTCTTCGGTGTAGAATACTTCTGGATAATCAAAATATTCCCCTTGCATTCTTTCTCGTTTTGCTCGGGATTTAATGGTTCCTAATTTTTCCTGACTGATTCTATCATATTCCTGCTTGATATATGGTGTAAGTTTTTCATTATACTCATGGAATCGAGCAACTAACTCATCGTAAGGCTCTTCATCTCTCTCTTTTTTAATCTTAGATGTTAAATCGCCTACACCTCCCCAGTACGATGTATCGTTATACGTCTTTTTTAAGACTGCCCGTTGCACATCTTCTGGTTCGTCCGTGACTTGCTTTTCAACCCGTTGAACTTCCCCCAGTCGTTTTCCAGGATCGGGAGCATTAATAATGGATTCTTGGCGTTGACGCTCCAGTTTTATGTCTTGCCGAGCTTGGTCTAATATATCGTCTAAATAATTCCGCTGAAGTTGTGGATCAAATAAGGTAGGTTCGGGCATTTATTTTCCGTATGTTTTATTATACCATTCACGAGTAGATATATCGGTTAAATATTGTACTTTTTTTGGGTGGACTTCTGGTCTATTAAATTCTTTATAAAATTCTGCATATTTATCTTTTATTGTTTTTATACGTTGAGCTTGTTCAAAAGAAATCTTTTCATCCTTTGCAGATTGGGCTACTTTTAACTGCCCTTTAATTTCAGCCATACGTTTAATCCCAATAGCAGATGGGGAGTCTGGGTAACCACTCTTTAAATAAGGGTCTCCTTTAAAACCGAAATCGGATGATGGAAAATCATCTGGGTATTTAGGCTGTCCGGACGATGTATACACTTTCCCAGTCGCTTGAGAATATTCATTCAAGAGTCGGTCTGTAGCATCATCTCCTGATTCTTGTTTCAGTTTTACTTTCTCTTCTTCCAGTAACCGTTTATTTTTTAATCGATCTGCTTCTTTTTTCACTGGATCCTGAACCGCATCTTTCACGGTTTTCTTTGTTGTTTCTTTTATTATGGCTTGTTCGTAGTTGCGTTTTTTAATATTTTTAATAAATTCTGTCAAGTTTGGATCTGGCATAATAATCTCTATTGATTTAGTTGGGTTAAAATATTTACAATATCTGCTGGAGCAAATCCCACAGCAATTAAGCGACTATACAATTGAGTATAGTTTTTGTCTGTTTCATAGGCTTTTAAAAAACCATCCACGCGTTCTGATTTTTCGGGACCATATTGCTTATCGAATTTGAGTTTTTCTTCATAGCTGAATAAGTTCTCTAACGTGTCAATAGATTTGGCATCTTTCGCTCCAGTGTAAAAGGTATTTCCAGACGGATCTTTACGTTGTTGGATATTTTCTCCATATTTAGCCGTTGCATCTCGATAAGATGTGTCGGTTAAAGTTTTTGATGCTTGCTGTTCTGCGTCGGTTAAAGTTTTTGATGCTTGCTGTTCTGCGTATTTTTTACGGGCCATATTCCCCGCAAAATCCGCACCAACGGTGACTAAACCCGTGACAGCATCTCGGCGTTCTGCTTTATCCTGATCGACCGCTTGAGCATAGGCATCTTTAGCGGATGTTTTCGCAGATTCTTCACTGCCATAAATATCTTTAGTTGTGTCTGCAACCGTTCTTCGAACATCAGCTTCTGCTTCTCGAAGCCCCCGTTGGGCACTCACGCTCCCAAATTGCCCCCTATTGATGAGTTCTCCTGCATACCGAGATGTACTAAGGGCAGACTGCCTTCCCGCTGTTCTGGCTGTTTTCCCTAAAATATTCGCTTCTTGTCCGGGAGTAAGATTCCCCTGCTCTCCTTGACGTTTTAAACGTGAGCCATATTTCGTGGCCCCAAATTTAGGTTGTAATAAACGTGAGCCATATTTGGCTCCACTTTGTACGCCTTGGGCGATCATCATCATGGTAAAGGGATCCATTATATTATTGTCCTATTTCTATTTGTATGCGTTCAATGGTTAAATTGTTTGTACTGGATGGGCTTGTGAGTTCCACTTCCATCCGATGAGCATATCGTTTGACGGGGAATCGAGTGGTTCCACTGGATATACTTTGGGTAAAATCTGCACTGGCACTGCCGTCTAAATATACGTTAGCTGTTAACGCATCTGTGCCTGTATACTGAAGGGTCATTTCTCGAATGAGTTCTTTCCGGTGTAAGTTTAATGGGAATCGCTTACTTTTCCATTTTGTGGATGATGCAGACGATGTATCAAACATAATTATATTATTATTCGTTCTATCATACGACATAGGAGACCCATTTTCGTCATAATCCAGTACATCTAAGGCTCCAGTCATATCAATTTTTCGCCATGTTTTCGTTTGAATATGATACGCCCATATCACTTGTACGCTGGATGCTTCCCACGTATAAATCACTTCCTGACGGTTAATATCCCAAAACCCCTTTACGGCTGTTTTGTCATCGGCTAATAAAAATTGATCTTCAATGTCTAAAGAGACTTTTCCCATAATAGATGGGGTAGCTGTGGATGATGCCACTGTATTACTGTTTAATATATAAATACCATCATGATACACAAAGTAAATAGAATCATGCACTTGCACAAAACCCTTTGGTGCAATGTTACCTATATTATGCTTAGATTCAGCCACCGCCCATGATGCAGGGTACATTGGATCTACAATATTCACAACAAAAATTGCTTGTGGTTTGAAGACAACGAGCCTTCCAAATAAATCTGCTATTCCTGTGATAGACCCACCTTCTCGATCTTCAAAGGTCATGACATTGCTTACAGGGGTGGAATCAAATTGATTAAGTTCAGAATACGCGACCCAATCGGAGCGTTCTTCCGCTTTATCGTCAGGGTTCAGATAAATATTACCTAAGAATAATCGTCCTTTGAGTAAGCGTGCATATTGGCCATTCACTCGATTAGAATATACCGTTTGAACAGCAGATTCGCCTAAATCTTCTAATTGGTAGTCTTGGCACCGAACGGTTACATTGGTTCCAGTTCCCTGAATAAATCCTACTCCCGGTGTTGTGGCACCTGATGCGTCATCTTGGGCGTAGTTACTTAAAAACATGGCATTAAAGTAGGTTGCATTCCCCGGCCCTTCTTCCACGGTTTTAAGCCAAACGCCATTAATATCTGTATTATGAGCCCCATTTGCTTCAATTTCGTATGTTTTAGATCCAAATTTTATTAGGGTTCCCACTAATGAGTTTTCTGTGATGGTTGTATCGTCTGTTGAAAAACGGGCCACATTTTTACCCCCAAAACATCCCCCAGATGACCCTGTAAAGCCACCTTCGGATGATGCTGTGGTATAGGTTCCCCCAAACAGCCTGCGTTTAATTTTCCAATCATCACCTATAAAGGATGATCCGTCTAAGTATGCGTTGCCTATATCTGCATTGGTATCTAAGGTTACTTTATAATAACCCGTAGATTGTGTTTTTAAAACGGTATCCCCTATATTATGACTACGAGCCGTTGTGGATGATGCTCCACGTGTCACGCTATACACAGCATCGGTTCCTGCCGGAGTCATTAAAAATAACATATTATGTGGCGACGTTGAATGTGAATTTGAAAGCGGAGCCGTTAAGGTTAAGGTTGTTGTCCCAACGCTTGCAATAGTTACAGATTCATCTATACTACTATCGTCGCGTCCAAACTGCAACACATCCCCAGCTGAAATTAAATCTGATAAATTTAACCCTGACGGAACGCCTTCTATATCACTAATTGTACTATATCCATCATACCCATTTCCCGTTAATGTGGTATCTGGATCTGCCGTTGTATCTATGGTCATTATTTCTGAGCCAACAGTAATATTCAGGCCATCTGTTATGCCTGTGGATGTGTTTAATACAATAAAGGTTGGCTCTACTCCCACTTTCCGTTGGTTGGTTCCTAAATCCACATAGACACCCCCATCGCTGGCTACACTATCAATCCCATCCATTCCATCGGCCGTAAACAAGGCAAAGGCATTCGCCCCTAATAGAGATTCTGTATAATCATTATCAGTAATAGAATCATCTGTATCAATATAAAAAATATTATTATCTGTAAACTCTATTTGTCCTGTGGTGTTACTGCTATCCCATGCTGTCATGGCTTCTTGGGTATCTACAAATGTCATGTGCCCAAGAAGTTGCCAATTATCATACGTTCCCGTGGTGCCAATAGACCGATAAATATTGATGCCTGTGATGCGTTTAGAAATGGCATTGGCATCAAAACCAATGTCTAATTCCACAATATTTTTATTAATATCTGTGTCGTTTAATAGTTTTTCTTTGGATTTATCAAATAATGTTTCCTGCACCCCGTCATAAACGGCTGTCAGGTTATATTTTACGCTATCTCCTGCTCTCAATGCGTTATTGGTTTTAATTTCTGTATGGGCTGTAAACGAAAATGGGTTGCTTAAATTATTCGTATAAGCAAAAAAGTCTGGGCCATGTGTTACAAGTCCATTAAAGACACTGCGATCAATATATCCTAACCACACTCCTTTCCCTTCTGTGCTGGATACTTGCCCAATGGCTCCTGCATTAAACCGTATGCTATCTGAAAAAGGGATAATGGGGTTTTGATCTTTGGCGTGATAATATGTATCCGTTAAATCGTATTTATCGATTAGATCTATCCAACGGTACTCACAATCTCCTGAACCGTTCCATGTGCCCGATTTCCAGCCAATATCCGTACATCTAAAAATGGTTGATAATGGGGTAGATCCATCCGATGATTCTGTCCCATAAACGCCTATAAACGCTTTCGCATGAGCATAAAATTGATTTCCTGCAACAACGCCTGTGGTTGTTCCTGCAAAACAGGTCGGCTTCCAACCTTTATCGTAGTTCCCTAATCCCTGCTGGTTAATTAAGGCGGTTGAAAGGGTTGAATAGGTCCCATTATAAGACCCTGTCACCTGGTATAAAGCCCCACAAGATGTAAGCGTTCCTGATAAAGGTAACGATGATTTCCCCACCATTAAATAAGAACCATTTGGGGAAGATACCCCTTGAACTAAACTAATGGTGGATGTGGTGGATGTGGTGGTTTCTGGGGCAAAGTTTACGACATCCACATCATCCCATAAATCAAAGATATATCCTGAACTATCACTGGATAATGAGTATTTAACCTTTGTTGAATAATTTCCCGAAGATTCTTCCACATAATTCAGGATTAAACTTTCACTTTCCCCGTTTTCTTGCCCAAAATCCACACTGGTCATTCCAAATAATTGTCCAGACCATGTATAGTTGTTGTTATTCTCAATATAATACCCCCCAGTAAACGTACTCACAGATTCATCTAATATGTCTCTATAATAGATTTTAAACTGAGTGGATGATGTTTCTGCAATAAAGATATATTCTTTTTTTGGCTCGGCTGAAAATTCTTGAACGACCGTAGCGAGACCACACCATTCCATTCCACTGGTTTGAGTGGGAAGGGTTAAAGATGTAACCGTATCGCTGGTATTAATCTCATATAAACCTAAATCTTGAGCCAATACATAACATTTACCATTATTCCCTTTATACCAATAAGATTTACTGCTGGCGGATGATATCGACATACTCCCTACGGATGATTCTGTGATATTTCCGCTTTCATCTAACGCATATTTATACAGGTTATTTATTAATGCCCCAGATAATATTTTAGATGCAGAATAATGAACATAAATAGCATTATTAAATCCAAATAAACCTGTTATGGTTGTGGTATAGGTTGATGCGTCTGTTATCGAATTATAATAAGTAGCTGACATATCAGTTACAACAGAACCTTTAGAGTACACCATTTGACGGTTAGAATCTGTAATTGCCATCATTAAGGCTTCACCTGACGTATCTACAATGGCAATATCATTGATGGTATTATAATCTGTTCCCCCAACACCTACACTTCCATCCACTAATAAATGAGTGGCATCTTTTCCGCCGAAAGATTGATTGGCTACGGTTCCATCCGAATAAGGATTTTGTCCTAAAAGACCGCCATGCCATGCTTTTGTAGCATCCGTATTGATATAAACCTTATTCCCGCTCACCGCATCAGGGGATTTATATACATCTTGTCCAATGCTGGCCCCTAAATTATCTTCGGTGGATTGAATAATAATAGAATCAGCTGTACTAATTCCATTGGATGATGCTGTGGTAAAAAATAATGATGTATCTGTAATCTGTAATGTATCGCTCACATCAGGCAACGATGGATCCCACCAAAAGAAACGAGCTACATTATTGTCTGAAATCAGTACTAAGATATACCGATACTCATTTGTGGTAAATTTATCGCTGACAAAGGTAAATATATTATATACCGTCCATGTGCCCGTAAATTCTGTTTCTACTGCATCCTTTGGGAATGAAGGAATATCAGACGGTTGTCCTGCTCCAAATGTTTTTTCTAACTTACCTGAAAGAATCCGCAAGTTTTCCATGTTTTGAGCGACAATATCAGGCAAATCTTCAACATCCGCAAAGGTAGTAACCCCATTAAAATCTGTTATATCAATCAATTGTGCCATTAATTCACCGGGTAGTTGGGATAAATAGGATCTACAACCGCAGAGTTACTGCCATAATCAAAGGCATGTCCTTCGCCTACAATACCCGTGGCGGGATATCCATTGTATTGAGATATCATCCCAAAGGCACGCTGTTCCGCTTCGGATTTCCGATCTTGCGTGTTGGATGTACGCCACAGCTCCGCTTCAGCCAATTCCAGCAATGCATCATGGAATACCCCATTTAAGTCACACTCGGTACTGGCCCCCATTTGAGCCGGTTCTTTAATATAATACACATCTACATTCGCTGTGGTATTATAAAGATACATTCTGTTTTTATATATGAAGTACACCGGTTCAGTGGTATTAAACGCAGTTAAACCTGTGGTAAAATCTTGAACCATTTCGTAAGATATTTTTCTAAAATAATTTGAATTATTGGACCGAATCCCAATCACGCCCAAGGCTCCCCCAAATGGGTCGGATGTTAAATCTCCAGTAGATGATGGGGTGATGTACCGCGTAAAATGGCTTTCCATATCTGAATCTGTTGTTAATGAAATGTCTGTCTCAACCACCTGTAAATCTGTTAGTAAATGGTTGTTGAGTAAATGAATAAGTTTATCTTGAGCCCGGTTTAAATACCGGTATTTCATAGTGTCGGTAAAAAAAGTCCCATTCGGGTCTTCTAATCGATCCCCTAAAATGGTTAACATATCAACTACTGTCATAATTACTTTCCTTTAAGGAGGGGGAAGCACCTATTTAGATGCTTCCCCCATTACGGCTAACTTATTTCAAATTAAGCGTAAGATGCTGGTGAATACACATCCGTTATCACACAATGTGCTCTACGGTTTGATGTCACCATGCCACCATAAGCATGTACCTTCTGAACGAATGTATTACTTTTTGTATCTTCAATCATATCAGACGCAGTAAACTTTGCACCCGAGTTGAAGAACATATAAAGGTAATTTGTGTTCAAGAAGAATATTTTACCATCATAATCCCCGGTTTGTGCCCCAACCATATCTTGGTCAGCGACAATATCAATTCCACGGTAATTAAGAGACGTAAATCCCATGGCACCCATACGTTCTGAGAGTGGAGACCCTTGCTTCTTTGTATCCAGTTCTGTTTCGATTAGATCGAATACATATTGTGGCACGACAATTAAGTCTGGGTTTTCACCGGAATAAGAACGGCTATTCGCTACACCCCGAGCCAACATCCGTAAGATATACGTATCTTTGGATGAGTTTACCATATCATCTTCAGCGATATGATCCACACCTGCTGAACCTGTATCTCCAGATGCGTCCGCAAAAGAAGCGTCTGTAAGAATAGGTGTTTGGAACCAAGTGTCAACTGAAACATCTATTCCACCGACATCGGTTGTGGCATCGCATAAAAGATCAACAGGGGTCCATGCATCGGTTGTTTGTGAACGAGCCCAAAGGTTGGTAGCTACATCTACTTCTAACCCTTTTTGCAGGTTTTTCACCTTTGCACTCACAATATTCTTAATTGCCTGTTGAGAGTTCATTAAAAGAGTCTCTTCCTTCGTCAATAGAATATGACCTGTGAGCATACTTGGGTTATAAGATGCTGTTTTAGCAATCTCAGCTAATGCAGGTGTATAGGATGACCCTAAACTATGTTGATCGCCCCATGCACTGACACTGCCATCATTGTATTCAACCGGAACGGTGATTTGACGGCCATTGAATGTTTTCGCTTTCTGTTTTAATATAGCAAGTAATGGATGACTTTTCTTAAAGATGTTATCATACAAAACCGGCATATAATACTCTTGAATTAGAGCGGAAAGAGAAGAACTTGTTGTTACTATGTTTGACATTTAACTGTCCTTTCTTTTTGTTTTATGTATTAAAAAAAGAAGAAATATCAATCTCGTCATAGCTGGCAGGACGTTTTTTAACGTCTGCCTTGATTCCGACATTCTTCTTGACGTTGACTGGCACGGATGGTTTCTTTTTAGGCTCTGGCTTCACCCGATCAAAATTCATCACTTTGTATGATTCTTCTAAGGTGAGTAAGCGTCCCGTTTCTTCATGCGTCTTAATAGCGTGATCTAATACCCTTTGAGCATCTACTTCACTAATATTAAACTGAGCTTGAAGATCCGTCATACTTTTATCTAAGGCCCGTTCAGATTCCATTCTGACCAGTTGATCCTTGGCATCAGCGAGTTCCGCTTCCCAAGGGTTCGGAAGATCTTTATTATCCATCTTTAGGGACTCTTTAAAGAGTTGCCCTGCATCTTTACCTAATTCATCTTCAATCGCTTCAAACAGCGTATCAGTGAATTCTTCCGACTTATTAAGAGATGATATAAGTTGCACGAATGGCTCTACGGCCTTACGCTGATCAGCAACTTCTTGAGCCTTCTCCGTATTGGATTTGCTCCAGTTCTGCTTATTCTCAGCATCTTTCTTCCACGATACAATATCATCTTCGGTATATTCTGAGCCATCTTTTGACGTATATAAGACCGGAGTCTTATCCGCGTTACTATCCGTAAGGGATTGCTCATCACCCGATGACGATTCATCGTTTGTTGCATCTATACTCTCTTCGGTGGCTGATTCGGGTGACACTGTGGTCTCAGCCGGTTTTGATTCATTTCCTTTAGATTGCTCCTGAAAGAGTTCATCTGGAATCGAAATTTTGTCGTAATCCTGGGCAAAAGTAGCTGTTGAAGACATTTCTTGGACCTGCGGATCACTGGTTAATTCTTTATCGTTCTGGTTCTCAGGTGCCACTTGGTAGTTTCCCACCACCAATTCTTTGGCCGGATCTGAGACATTCAAATTTTGGGTTCCTGCTATATGTACTTCTGGCATATTTCGTTCCTTTCAGTTGGTCTTTCGACACTGTTATTGATGGATGGGAGCAGGGGGATCATACCTTTATGCCCCGGGTTGATCTTCTTGTTTCCCCTGCCCGCCAACTAAACCTGCGACTGTAATAATTCTATCTTTCATTTCGGGTGGCAATGCATCAAAATCTGGTGATTCTACTAATGTTGGGTTAGCCATAATCATTTGGGCAATTATTTCTTCTGCGGGACCACCAGGTCCTTCTTGCATGGCCAGAGCCACCGCCTGCCCAAATTGGGCCTGAATATTCTCTGCCTGTTCCACTTGCTGTTTCGGGGGAATCATCTGATTACGCACATACCACGATTGAATCACATCCTGCTTATCTGTGATATTTAATGCATTAACCACATCTTCAATGCCATAAATACCCGCTTGAAATAATTCCAAGGCCCGTTCTTCATTCGCCACTCGCCCTTGAGCATATCGACTTCCAGTGGTTACATTAATATCAAACTCACTGTCCTGTAAACGCTTCGCTGTTCCTGGATTAAATTCTGGGGTTCCTTCTGGATTCCCATCCGCATCATACACACCCACAGGATTAAAGTCCGTAAACTCAAAAGTTCCTTCTGAACCTCGCTCACGAATACTCCGAATCTCTTCATCATAAGTGAGTATCATTTGGACCATATATTCCCCGATTTCTTTGGTGAATCGAGCAACCTCTTTATTAATTTTAAATCGCTGGCGGGTTTGGCTGGCTTCCCGAAGAGCCACAATAGCCCGTCCAGATACTACCCCACCGGGTTTACGCCCTTGCGTCACATCAGTCACCCCAGTAATATGTTCCATGAATTGCCCGGTTTGAGCAATGAAGTTTTGAACATATCCCGGAATGGGTGGGGGAGAAATAAAAGTAACATCGCTTGGGTCTACCACCGTAATCTCTTCTCCCGGGGATCCTGTAATCGGTCGCTTCATTTGAGCCTTTGCTCGCTGAGTCACCGTCCGAATTGGAAAACCCGTTCTACGTATATTCTCATTCACAGCAGAGAATGTTTCATTAATCGCCTTCGTTTGCGTCCGCACTAAATCTGTTTCCCCAATTCCCCAGAAGTTATGGGGAGATTTATAGTTAGATACCATAAAGACAGGCATCCGATATAATTCTAAGGGTTCATCTACAATTAACTGGTCCCCAACCACAACCGTATGTCTGCCATACGGATATGCGTCTGTATCTTTTTCGTTTGAGTAACACTCAATCACTAAAGCCATATCATGATCTGGATTGGAATTTTGATCTGTTTCATCTACTTTTTGAAATGCTTTATACTCATCCAATTTTCCATCTGCATTCACTTTTACGCCATACTCCCGTTCAATCTTGGTCGTTTCCATCGGCACCGCAAATAAGAAATATTCCCCTGCATCAAGCCCTAAGTCCGTTGCATATGGATGAGGAACGACGCTAAAGGGATCCACCACCTGAATATCAAACCCCTTAAAGACACCTTCATCTGTCACTTCTGGCAAGATTTGCACAAACCCATTCGAATAAATAAGACTATCTTTAACTGCTTGCAATATTTGACCATACAAATCAGTTTCTTCTACAATCTGCTGGAATCGCTTCTTCATCATTTCAGCGAAGAATATATCATTCTTTTCCCGTGGCATCACATCTACGGTGGGCTGAAAATCATTCACAATAGGAAGAATCGTTTCCACCACGGCCAGCGGAAAGTTAAAGACCATGCGGGGTTGATTCTCTTGACCTTTCCCCGGGGATGCCCAATGACGGCCATAATACAAGCGTTCATTTTTACGCCAGCGACGCACTTGTGTCTCTCGAGCCTTCTTACTCCGGTCCAACCAATCACGCACCTGTGGAATACGTGTGGCTGTATCTGCAATTTGTTCTAATATTTGGTCTGATGCTGGATAATAATCTAATGACATCTAAATGTTGTCCCATACTGGTTGTGTGGTATCGACATTAACCACGATTGTATCTATAAATTTTTCTGTCTCTGTCCGGACATCTATCACGTGACGCATATCTACCGCTTCTCCCACTAAATACCGCAATGCATCCACGGCGTGGTCATCCTTCTTTAAAGGTTTCTCGGGCTGATTTAAGTCTAATCGGGATGCACTGGGTTGCTCCCACTGATAATTAATCAACTCTCGCCTTAAGTTTTCACAAGACCTGGTTATCTTAATCTTATTGGCCTTAAAATATTGAGTCACCTTATCAATCCCACCCTGAACATCATTATTGGCTCCCACAACAGGCACTTCCATCGATCTATAACGGTTGCCAATGGTTTCGGGATCGCCCTTTTTACCTGCTCCTGTGGACGGATCGATCAGATATGTTTCGTATTGCCCTTCATTCATATGGGCTTTAATGGCTCGTATATGATACTCTACATCCTGACCCGCTTCATAATGCTCACGGTATATCCATAACTGGTCATCTTGATCAATGGCCCCCCATAAGACCGCTGTGGGATTTGTACGCCCATGATCAACCGCAATTAATCGTCTCCAGCCCGGATCAGGATTAAAATCATTAATAACATGACTACTGGGCTCAAAGTCTGGATAGATCTGTCCTTCAAATGCATCCCAGGATCCATAGACATATCTGTTTACCCAGATCTCA